GAAGTCAGATGAAGAAGCGTTATTAATTATTTCAATCTCTCTATGTCCATATACGTTACTTTCTCCATTCTTTTTAATGAACTTCTTTAACCAATTCAAGCCCTGGATGCCTTGTTCCTCTGTTAATGGGATGCCGTAGCCATCTCCGACACTTTCCAACCAATCGTAGTCTATAAGATCTTCTTGCTGCTTGTTAGATCGGTTCTTTAACAACTGTAATTGTTGCTTAGTGATTACACCGTCTTTTTTAATCTCCGACATAATTTTTCCTAAAGTCTTCATAATTATATAATTTATGTATTAAGTTTATACTGTGTTCTGTATCTATACGGGCTTACAACCGTTACCAATGTATACCAGTGGCAGCTACATTACAATATGCGCGTATCGTATGTTTTTACGGCTTATATTAACTTATCCGTGCATAACAGATAAGTATTAAGGCTTATGTATAGGATACATATACGCACATACATTATATTATATTAGGGATGTTAATCGCATATCGCACTAAGTTACTATCTCCATTATCAAGTAACAATACCGCTATTTATATTCCGCTTATTCCCTGGTTTGCGGATCTGTACCACGCTCTCACCGTGGCAAGCTGTTTCAATATATCAAGTATCGCTTTGTCCTTCCGACACTGCAAACATACAGCGTTTTTGATTAGGTTGTATATTTTGTTAACATTCATTATAAATTAATCCCGTTTTTTCTAAAATCAATACTTTTTATATACATATTTTAAATTAATATTGCATAATATTAATAGATCTGACTATATAAGACCTATTTTAGCTTAATATTATGTTTAATTTCAAGATTTTTCAATGTTAATTTGTGTTAAATTTGACTGTAAGTGTCTGATAATGAAGGAATTACGAAATCTTCGTAGAAGTCACTTGTAAAGATTTTTTATTTGTAAAGATTTCGAAATTCGATTGTCGTAGAAAAGAATTCTTTTTTATTTACAAACATTGAGAATCGTGGTAGATAAACGTGCGTAATTGCCTGTAAATCAGTGCCATCCCCCTTTTGTAGAGGCTTCGATGCGGGTGTGTCGCTCCCGATAAATTTTTTTCTGAAATTTTTTTCCCCCCAAATTTTGCTCGGATGGCTGATTTTGCGTTTTGGAGGTGTATTTTCGGTAGTTTTCAACAAAATCGGATAAATCTTTACATAAAAAGTTACGAAAATCGTAGGTTTTTTGGTGTATTTCGTAGGTATGGTTGCATTTTTATGTCTTTTTTTGCAGTATAAGTTATTGGTTTACAGTATTCTTCGTTGATTTCGTCGTTTTGATATGTATCTATACTAAATTACGTATGCAGTTTTGGTGTCTGTAGTATGTGTGTTGTATATGTAATGTACGTGCATGTGTATTGTAATATAGTATGTATCGTGTACGTGTATATATGTATTGTAAATATATATTACTTTTAACATTTAATACGTAAATTAATAGAGATTTTTTTTTTTACGATTAACGATTCAATTTTTTTTTACAACACTAAACATCTTGTTTTCAGCCATTTAACCACTAATTTTTGCGAGTTTTTTGACAAGTGTTGAAAAACGAAGAGTTTACGAAGTCTACGAAAAATCAACGAATTTCGTAGGTTTTTTACGAATTTTCCCGAATCAATTAGTTGCATATGCAACTATCGGTGTTGAGATTTTTTATTTTATGTTAAATTAAGTCAATTTTACATTTCTTAACGTAGAAAATAACATGTAGATAAAAAATTATAGTTAAATCATTTTAACTAAAATGAGAAAAATTATGACAAAAATAAAAAATAACAACAATCAGCATTTTTTACTTTTCCTGTTCAAAGCATACTGTAGACGTGAAAGTAAAAAATCTTGTGTAAAGAAAGATAAACTATCTTCCTTGACACGTATTTGTTAACCACGTAAACATTTATAGTTAATTAATTTAACTATTTGTTTTCGTATTGTTTTTTGCGCTATATTTGCAGGTGAAATCAGATAAAATGTGTGTGTAAAGATGGAAGAAGAAATAGAGATTAAACTTAGGTTGCCCGAATCAAGGCGTGTCATATGCCTGTCCGATGCAATGCCAGACAGGGAGCGTTGGTACAAGGGGATGAGGGTTCAGACACGGCTGTTCGGATGGGTTACGCTCGTTAACGTTGCGGACAGACAGTGTTTCCTCAAACTTGACGAGCCGTTGAAGGACGGTACTAGGACGGTTCTTGTGTCGGAAGCGTCATTTATTAGGCGCGTGCCCGTACCTTTAACTGCAAGGTCTATGGCTGCACAGGTAGCTGGTGTCAGCGTGGAGGGTGAAGTGCTGGAGTACGAGAGGAAAATGAAGAGCAAATGGGAGAAGGAGAGAAAGCGTATAGCGGAGATATGCTATAAGTACGGGTATGTGCTCCCTTCCGAGTGGAAACGGTCGTTGCGCAGATTCGCTTCGTGGTGCGAGGACCAGGTAAGGCAATACGGTCATATCGTGGATGCCGACTATCTCATGCGGCATGACACATCTGTTGTGGGCGGAAGGAGCGTGGATGATCTAAGGTTCGTGCCCGATGTGGATATGGTGGATGGGACCGGGGCGAACGGGAAGCCTTCCGCCGCTCGCGTTTCACGGTGCGCTCTCATGCCGGGAAGCATTGTCACCGCCATACGCAATGCAGGAAACGAGATGGACAAGTCGGTGTCGTTGTGGCGGAACAGCTACTTCGTGAAGATGAGGCGTTTCGGGTACACGTTCAATACCTGCTGTGACGGGGCAAGGACACGTGACGATGCGTTCACATGGTTCAAGGACATCACCATACAGTACATGGCTGACCTTATAGAGTATTATGGGATAAGACGTGATTCCATCGTGTGCAGGAAACTGGAGCACATCGCGGACGTATATTCTTCCCTTGACGATATGGACGCACGCCCTGACATATCAACGGACGATTATGATCTGTATCCCGTTGTAATGTTCGGGAAGGTTGTGGACCGGGAGAAATCGGTAGAATCGGTAGAATCGGTAGAGAAAGGAGGAGAAGATGACTGTCGCTGAATCTGCAAAGGCTTCTTATGAATACATCCTTGATTCCGTTATGGGAAAGCTGGCGGACAAGGGCGGTGGTCGAGGCTTCCGTAAAGCAAGGGATGAAGGCGAGTGGAAACGTTCCATATCCGCTATGGTTGAGATGGACATAGCCGATGCGTGCAGGGAGTGCAATTTCAGACGGCACAGGAGCGGTTCCATCATGGCTTTTGACGGTAAGATATTCGTTCCCATGATGAAGGACGATCTGATGCGCCTGTGCATGGACTTGTGCCGGATAAACGGTCTTAGCGAACTGTATATGACCGATACGAGCGAGCGGTTCTACCGTACCATCGTAAAGAACGTGACGCATGAGATATTCAATCCCAAGCGTAACTTCATCACGTTTGACAACTGTGTCCTTGACACGGAAACGATGGAAACGTTCGATTTCTCACCCATGATAGAATCGTGCATACGTATCAATATCAATTATGACCCGTTGGCACGCAGCCCGTTGTGGGAGAAGTTCCTGGACGATGTGATTCCTGTGAAGGACACCCAGGATGCCTTGCAGGAGTTTGTGGGGTGTGCCTTTGTTGACAGGAAGAAGATCAAGATGGAGAAGATGTGTTACCTTCTCGGTTGTGGTAGTAACGGTAAGTCGGTGTTCTTTGACGCTGTTGTCAATGCGCTAGGGAAAGATAATGTTTCTTATATGGAGATGGCTGACCTGTCGGGTGACAAGTCTACGTGCGAGTACAATATAGCTATGATAAACGGCAAGCTACTCAACTACGCTTCCGAGATGGGTGGGAAGGATGTGAGCGGTGGCAAGTATAAGAAGTTCATATCCGGTGAGCCTACTATGGCGCGCCTTCCGTTCGGTGAGCCTTTCCTTGCCGACATGATGCCGCCTTTCATGGCCAACCTTAACAAGATGCCTTCCGTTTCGGACCAGACTTATGGTCATTTCAGACGCTCTCTTGTCATCCCGTTCTATCGTGTGTTTAAGGAATCGGAACAGGACAGATCTCTTCCGTTGAAGCTGTCAAAGGAATCGGCAGCTATCATAAACTGGATAATAGAGGGTGCAAGACGGTTTGTTAAGAACAAGGGTGAGTTTACGAGAAGTTATACGATAGAATCCGTTACGGAAAATGCAAGACGTGATTCCAATAGTGTCCTGTCCTATCTTTACGATTCGGGGTATGATTCTTCAGGAGATATTGAGGAATCGGCTATCCGTGACCGTGACCTGTATGTGAAATACATAGCATACTGCAATGACTGTGGCGTAAGACCTTACAGCAAGAGAAAGATGGTTGAAATGATACGCCAGGAAGGCTATTCAGTCACTTCCGCGTGGGATGAGAACAGGAACAGACTGTTCCAGGTTGTCTTAAGACGGAAGTACAATCCTGACGAATATCTTCTCCAACAGGCTGATGATATAATGAAGGAGGATTTGCCGTTCTAAAGTGATGTTTTTTTTATAATAAATAAATGTCTTTTGAAAAAAAGTGTTTTATATTTGCTTTTATAATAAATAGTATGTATATTTGCATTGTATTTTAAAACACTTTTATTATGAAAACAGAAGTTGAAATGAAAAGAATTCTTTTTGGGCATGAGATTTCCCAAAAAAGCAAAAGTGAATTTTTGTCTGCTACCGATTTGGTTAAAGCTGGTAATGCTTGGAGAATTAATAATGGGTTTCCTGAATTTAATTTTTATCAGTGGCGGCAAAGCAATAATACAAGAGAGTTTATTGTAGAGTTAGAAAAAAAGTATGGTACTGCTATTATCAGTGGAAGGGGTAGAGGGCATCATACATGGATTCATCCTTTTTTATTCTTGGATTTGGCGTTGGCTATAAATCCAAAGTTAAAAGTTGAGGTGTATGAATGGTTATTCGACAAACTTCTTGAATATCGTAATGATAGCGGTGATTCATTTAAGGAAATGACTGGTGCGCTGTATAATAATTGTTCCAATAAAAGCCAGTTCTCAAAAGCTATGTCTTTATTGTGCACTATGATAAAAGAAGAATGTGGTATAACAACAGATTGGCAACACGCAACAGAAGAACAGTTGTTGTATAGAGATAAGATTCATGAATATATATCTCTTATGTGTGACATTTTTAAATGGAATAACAATGAAGCTGTCCGTGTTGGTTTGTTGAAAGCTAAAAAATGGAAAGATAATAGGTTATCTGTTTAATATTGTTTAACCGTTATTTTTTTGCCATGACATATTGTAGTAGTAAAGATTAAGATATTGCGCCTACCGAGTGGAGATACGGAAACGCCTCCGAAATAAACCCTATGGTTGATTTGACAGCTCGTAGTAGGCGCACTTTTTTATTATTATGAATGAACTAGTTTTTAAAGGTCAGAATGACCAAGTTTTAACTAATAGTATAAAAGAATTTATAATGACAATGTTCCCAAGTTGTGTAGGAAATATAGAGTTTCGTGAAAACGATTATGGGAAATATATGCTTTACGAAGATGGTACTATATATAACCAGCTTACATTAGCTAATGCACTTATCGAATATGCCTGGATGCACGATTTTGATAAAGCAATAGAAGTAAATAAATTTCTTTTTGGGGATTGTGAATTATTGTATTATGCCATATTTACTACTATGGCGGAAGTATTAAAACTCTCAAGAAAAAAATCCTTTGATAGATGCACGTACTTGATGAAAGATAAAGTTACTGGGTTAGTAAAAATAGGTTCTACGTCTGATATTAAAACGAGATATCGAACGCTTTCGTGCGGAAATCATAATTTATTAGTCATTGCAACTATTGACGAAAATATAGAAAATGAGCTACACCGCAGATTTTCAAATAAAAAAGTAAAAGGAGAATTTTATTCAATTGACGAAAATGAAATATTATCAATAATAAAAGAATACGGTTTCTCTACTTATTTAAAACCTTCTCGAGAATACAATAACGATTAAAGATTATTTAACTGTTATTATTTTTGCCATATTACTTTAATATGTATTTTTGCTGAAAAATTTTATTGTATATGGATAATAAAGAGATTGTTTTATTTGATAGAAGTATTCGTGTTACTTCTGATTGGTATGTATGTGTGTCTGATACCCAGTGTGCGATAAATGAAGCCCGTAACAGGGTTGGTTTGAAAAGGTATAATTTCAGCCAGTGGTTAAAGACGCTTTACGTAAGTGACATGGTTTGCAGTATTAATGAGGGCGGCAAGGATGCTTTCAAGGTTGAGTTTGACAATGGTTCGGGTAAGATAGAGCAGTATTGCCATTTTGGTGTGTTTGTTAATATGATTTTGTCGGCAAGCCCTGTTAGTGGTGTGCTTGACGATGAAGATTGGTTTAATGATTACGTTTGTGATGTATATTCCATTGACGGTCATGTTTATGAACACGCCAAGATACTTGCCGTTGGCGGTTTGTGGCGTTATACGACAAAGAATGCTAGGTTCAGTGATGATATCCGTATGATGGATGATATCATGTATTCTGTTCCCGATGGTTACAAGAATGCCGTGTATAGCCTGTTTTTTGATTTGTTAGGTACGTTTTATTACAATTGGGAGTTTGCGTTGCGTTATGCAAAGAAACTTCTTTTAGGGGATGTGGAGGAATGATTATGAGGTGTTTTGTTCGTTTTGTCATGTTTCTTATATACATTGACATTGTTTTTGTTCTTCTTGTGTTTATGGTTCCTACTGAGATGATGTACAGATGGAGTGACGGTAAAAAACCTTACGGGTATGTTTCATGCCTGTCGAGTTCATTGGGGTATCCTGATGGTTATCGTTATACGTTGAGTGATTTCTTTAGGGATTTGAAACAGGGATGGCATAATTTCAAGTAATATGGGTTCCATTGATTATGAATATATATTTGCCAATCTTGATACTGTGCTTGGGCTTCCTTTAAGGCGTAGGGGTAAGCGGTGGACGTTGCCTGCCCGGATAAATCTTGAGAGCCATAGCAGGAAGGATAAGCTGGTTTTCTATATGAACAAGTCGGGCAGTATCACCGTTACCGAGCAGGGAGGTGATTCTGTCAACCTGTTTGACTTTCTCGTGTCTTATCTTCCCGGTTGCAGTAGTGCTTCTGATGCTTTTAGGATTCTGTCAAGTCCTGACGGTTGCAGGATGAGTTTGAAGGATTTCTACGAGAGGGAGTATGATTCGGGAAGACAGGAATCAAGGTTTGTTGATATGAAGTATGTTGACAGGCTTAGCGATGCCGGGCATTGGAAGGGTAATAACCTGTACGAGTACCTTTCAGGCGTTTTCGGTGTTGATTCCGTGAATGATGTGTTTTCAAGGTACAAGGTAGGATGTCTTGGAATGGAATCCGCTGTGTTCTGGTATTCCGACAAGGATGGTAACGTGTGCCATGATAACAGGATAAGATATGGGGTGAACGGGCACAGAAATAAGGAAGCCCATGCTTTCAGGAAGTTTACTACGGGCGAAGGATTTACCTATCGCGGTTATTTTAAGCCGTTTTTAGGGGAGTATTGCAGCGATGCGATAACTTGTATGGTTGAATCGGAGAAAACCGCCATAATAGCTTCTATGGCTTTTGGTAACGGTTTTATATGGACAGCTTGTGGCGGAATGAACCAGATTGGAAATAAATTGCCAAAAAATGTTATTTTGTTCCCCGACTTTGATAATAAAGCTATATCTTTGTGGGGTGACAAAGGACGTGTGGCGAGATGGTGGGAACACCCTATCCTGTCTTTTGGATTGAAGCATAACGATGATATCGGAGATGCTGTTATTAATAATTTGAATAGTATTAATGTTAAACAATTTAGAGAATGGATATTCAAGTAGGAATTGATTTTAAGGAAAATCTTCTTTCATTGCGTAATTATATCTCTTTGGGATTTAGTTGTGATGATATTGATTTCAAGAACGCAGCTATTGCTTCCATTGATAGAATGATGGAAGAAGTATTGGATGATCATGATGTGAATTTCTTTGACGCATTGCAGAATGCTACTGAAAACATTATTGAACTCACTACAGTAAATGATGTTAATGATATTTGCTGTGAATTTTACTATATCATGGATGAGAATGAGCGTGTCATGCACCGTGAGTTCTTTGAAAAACTGAAAAAATATCGTGAAAGCAAGATTGAACGTATTGTTCCTTTGAAGGAAAAAGACTGCATTGTCATGGGTAATAAGTATGTTGAATTAGGTAGCGGCAAAGAGTGTGTCGTTGACAGTGTTATCCGCATTCTTGCCGAGAATGACCGAATGATTAAAGATGCTGTTTTGTATGTAGACCATTTTGGTCAGCGCATAGCGTGTTCTGCTGATGAGTTTAGGAAAAAGTTTGGGGTGAGGAAATAAGGTGTAACATGGCTAAAGGAGAAATAAGGATTGACGGTAAGGTGATGGGAAAGGATTACGGCAGGTATTTCTATTCTCCGCGTGGTAATATGTGGGCTGTCACCTTATGTACGTATGACTGTGATGATGGTCGTATGTTTGAAAAAATAGAGTTGTATAGAACGAAGGATCAGGCTAGGGAAGCTGCATTTAGATTGAATACAGAGGAAAGAAATGGGTAAGACAGATGTAAGTGTAATAAAACTACCTAACGGGTATAGATTGAAGAAGATTGATGATTGTACTTATGAGTTGGTAGAGATTGACGATTTCAAGAAAGGAGATTTCCTGTTTGCTAAAAGCAGAACAGGAAATTTAATAGATTATGTATTTATTAATACTGGTGGTTTGAAAGCTAATTTCTTATATAAGGACAAGAATGTTCTTATCTGTAATTTAGAGTTTAACTTTTCTAACAACTATGATATATCAAAGGCTACTCTCGAACAGATTGCCGCTATGAGAAGGCTTTTATCCGAGAATAATTTTACTATTGTTGATGGTGAAGTAATTCCCATTACCGATCCTGTTGTCGGCTTTGTTATTGTCAATGATGTGATATATCCTGCAAGCAAGATTTATCGAAGCAGGGAATGCGCTATGTATGATTTAAAGAGAAAAATAAATAAAAAATGAATCAAGTAAAATTCGTAAAATTAAGACGGGATGCAGTTCTTCCCGAAAAAAAAACTGATGGTGCTGCCGGGTATGATTTGTATGTTCCTGACAACACGTTGATAAGAAAAGGTCGTAACCTGATTAAACTTGGTATAGCCATTCAGATGCCATCAAATATGAAGGCTATTATTAAGCCGAGAAGCGGATTTTCTCTGAAAGGTATTATTGGCGTTGACGGGAAGTATCATGACGCAGATGTGTTGGATGGTGTTATTGATTGTGACTATACAGGTTGTATCGGTGTTATAGTGAAGAGTTTTGAGAAAGAGCCTTTCTATATTGCCGCAAAGGAGCGAATTGCTCAGCTTCTTTTCAGTAATTATATTGAGGTTGAATTTGTTGAGGTTGAAAGCCTTGATTCAACGGATAGGGGTGATGGAGGTTTTGGTTCCACAAATAATTTAGGCAAATGAGAAAGAAATTTTTATTATTTTTGTCTATTTTTTCAATAGTATTATTGGGGTTGTGTAGTTGTTCCAATGATAAGGATGATGAATACAAGGATGCTATTATCGGCACATGGGAACTTGTTCAGGTGAAAGTGGATGGTAGATGGTATCCAATGATAAGACCTACTTACGCTAAGTTTAATCAGGATGGTACTTATGTAGGAAGGGGCTATTTTGGGAATGGTTACGGTACTTATGATATTTCTGGTAAAACCATTACATGTTATGTTGATGGAAATGAGTACGTAATATACGAGATTGTTGAACTGATGTCCAATACATGTACGTTGAAGATGATGATGGGAGGTGACAGTATGGATATTAAATGCGAAAAGAGATGAAAACAAAAAAGATAAACAAGATCTACGACAAGGGTTATGATAGTGTACTGAACAAGTATTTTATCTTAGCCATGTTTGTTGAGTTTGGTGAAACTAAGTATGACCGTATCTTCTTTTCTGATAAGAAGGATGCGGATAACATAAAGGTAGGTGATTTGTTATGATTGGAGTTACATTGAACAGCAAGGTGAAAATTATAAACCGTGATAAATACATTTCACTTCACGGTGAAGATTCTGTAAGCAAGTCAAATGTGTTCGGTAAATTCGTCACTGTTAAATACTGTTTTGAGAATGGTGAAAAGTTTCTTTGTGCGGATGACCAAGGTAAAGAGTATATTCTTTTCTCGGATTGTATTGCTTATGTTGATCATGTTAAAGAGAGAAGCATCCTTGATGAGGCAAAGGATATCCGTAGTAACAGCAGACAGTCTGACTATGGCGATGCAGTAGTCAATTTTGAAAACATTTCCAAGATGGCTTCTTTGATTACTGGAAAGGAATTATCTCCTTATGACTGTGTTGCTGTACAGATAGCTGTAAAGCTATGCAGGCAGGGATTCCATAAAAAGCGTGACAATATGGTTGATTTGGCTGGTTACGCTGATATAATGCAATTAATCGTAGACAAGGAGAATGTGAAAAATGGGCAAAAAGGCTGATAACGCTTTGGTTTTTAGGAGAGTTCTAGCGGCAAGCGGACTCTCCGATACTGATGTTAACAGGAAAAGCAGGAAGCATGATATTGTGATAAACCGTGCTCTTGTGTGCTGTGTCATGCGTGACATGGGTTTAAGTATGTCTGAAATTTCTGATTTCCTATGTATTGACAGGAGTAGCATATACAATCTTTTTAAATATTCTTCTGAACTTGACGAGAGGGTAAGGGAGATAAAGTCTAGGATAAAGGAGGAAAGATAATGGGTTTGAATAAAGGATGGGGTAAACTTCCCCTTAGTAACAATCTTCTTATTGATGATGAAAAACAGAAGAAGATTGATATAGCAAAGCATATTGATGATGCGAATGAGATGGAGTTATGGGCTGCGTCCGCTTATGTCATAGATACGAATCCTGTCTTGTTTTACAAGGCTACGCACGTTGTTGACGAGGGTATGTCAGAGCGTTCTTTGCTTATGAAAGCCAAGCAATGGGTGAACTCTCCAAGAATAACCCAGATTGTCAATTATGCCAAATCTTCCATGCTTGCTTCCGATTATGTGACACCATCCATGAGGCGTGTATTGGAAGGTGAGAATAAGGAAAAGACAAAGACTTTGATAAACAAGGATAACCTTGAATTTGAAGATGCGATAAGCCTTATAGAAAGTTTCCTAAAGCGTTCTGATATAGACACTGCTGATTTTAAGGATGTGAAAGGTGCGCTTGATATGCTTGCAAAGTTCAAAGGATGGCTTTCTGACGATGATGCTAGTGAGGATTTCTATGACAAGACCACCATAGCGTTTTTCCCATACGATTGCGACAAGTGTGTACGTGCCAAGGCAGGGTTATGCAACAAGTGTGTATATCATCGTGAATCAACAGGTGATCTTAGTGATGATGAACGTAAATGGATAAAGGAAAACGATACATGGAAAGGATAGTCTATGTCTGTAAGGAAAACTACTAATTTGACGGTAAGAAATAAGGAAAGGGAAAGGCGTATAAAGGAAATAGAGGAAGAGGGAGTATTTGATTATTTCCATAAATTTACTCCTGTCCAGTTGTACAAGTACCTTTCGCCTCTATGTAGTATTGATGCGTTACGGGTATTACGTTTGTGTGTATTATCCGCACAGAGGGGAGATAATATGATAACGTTGAAGTTTATAAGGAGGCAACTGAAATACAAACCTAGACGTTCTGTTTTTGATTCATTGATAAATGCCGGATTGATAATAGAACCAGTTCCTAATGTTTTTTCCTGTACGGTGAAGGTGAACGAGTATTCTCATATATTAAGCATGATGCGTATTGATGATAATGCTCCCGATGTCGTAGATGTGGATGATTTAAATTGTTACAAAGTTGTAGCAGAGGATAATATTAGTTACCGTGTCGTTAGCAAACGTGGGAGTGTTATAAAGAGTTTCACTGAAAAGAGTGAAGCGAGCAATTATCTTGACGAACTGTATTTCCCTAAAGGTGAAGATGGTGACGTGGAAGCATTGTCAAAAGAGGAAGAGGAAGAATTAACTGTGTGATTAACAATTTTTATTATTGTTTTCTGTATTAGTTTATTTTTTAATATTACTTTTGTCGCATGAGATATTGCTATGATAAAGAACGGTATGATTATCTTGTCAACGAGATTTTTAAATGTGGCAAGATACTTAAAGAGAACACCACTAACGGTAAGGAAGTTAGTTGGAAAGTTTTCTGGATAAGGGTGGACGCTCACAAAAGAAGGCTGTCCGCTATGAGAGAATTGGACAAAATAAAAGAGGAAAAGTATAAAAAATAAAAAAAATGGATTTAGTATTAAATTGTAAAGTAAAGAAAGTAGGTCAGTTACAGACTGGTACAAGTAAGGCAGGTAACCCTTGGCAAAAGAGAAATCTTCTCGTTGAGGAAATTGGTTCCATGTATGCCAAAGAGGTGTATTTCTATGTAATGGGCAACCTGTGTGATCTTCAATTGAAAGAGGGTGATACCATTACTGCCCATCTTGAAATCAGAGCAAGAGAATACCAGGGTAAATATTACAATGAAGTTGGGTGCTTTAAGATAGATATGCCGCAACCAGCACAAGCACCTGCACCTGCTCCATCACCTGCACCTGCCCAGCCTGAAAGACGGGATGATTTGCCCTTTTAAAATTGCAATGCTTTCTGAAATGTGTGATTTTTGCTTGTATTGATTAATTTCTTGTTTTTGTTTGCGGATGGAGGTTTATCTTTTTTGCCATATTTCGGGTTTTCCTCCATCCGATTTTATTCATAGTTAATAATGAAACGAATAAAGAGTAAATTTCCTTTAGCTGACATATTCAATTTTGTGTTGGGCAAATTATCCGTTTTGAAATCTATTTCTGAACCTGTAACTTTCTCTTCCCGTGATAATGCTTTATCTGCATTGTATGAAGAGGCGTATAAACTCGCCGATACATCACTTGACCGTATGCAGATAGAAGCCGAAGAACTCAATGGAAGATATGTAAAGTTGGCCGCTTTCATAGATTCAGGGAAAATGGATGAAGTCGTTAATGATATGTACAACAAGTGTTTACTGGAAATGCAGTGTTGTACTATGTTCGACTATATACGGCTTCTTGATACTCGCATACAGCGTATGCAAGGTTCTGATAGCGCAGAAGTGCGGAAGATGAACTTTGGTATGGCGATCAAGGCTCTTAAATACGGTTATGCTGTCCGTAGAAACGGCTGGAATGATAAGGGCCTATGGGTTATCAAACAGGTACCGGCACACATTGATAGCGACATTATTCCAAAGATGCAATCTCTTCCGCAATCAGCAAAAGACCTTATTCTGAAAGGTAAAGGATTCATTGACTATACAAGCCAGTGTCTTATTTACAATGAGAACACTGGGCGTGCTGATTCATGGGTTCCGTCTATTAGCGATGTGTTTGCCGATGATTGGGAGATTGTTGTTTAATTTTGGCTTAATTCGCAATAATTATTATATTTGTACCATAAAAGATCATTAAAACAACATTTGTATTATGGACTGTTGTTTGTATTTTAAATTTACGCATAAATTTAATAAGGGGTAGGGGTGGTATAGTCCTTTCCATTTATGCTATATCCACCCCTTATTTACTAAACGTATGAGAAAAAAAGAACTTCTTAAAAAGTTGAGAGAATATCAATCTTGGCGGAAAGGTGCTGATATTCCCATGATGCCGCCATCCGAAGTCACTAGGATTATTGATTCCGCAATAACGGTGATAGAAAAGTCTGATACAAGCAAGGCGAATGCTGTGCTGCTCAAAAAAGAAGTTATAGACAAACTTCATATAACTGTGGGTGCTATGATTTTGGATGGATATGACGAGTTTGATTCCTGTGTGAAATATGTTAATGATTTAATACGTGAGTTAGATGAAAATTGATTTGTTTGTAAACGGAAATTTGGTGTGCGACCGAAGCAAAGCGAGGGAGCTGCACAGGGGCAGTCTAGCTGCACAGGGGCAGTCTAGCTGCACAGGGGCAGTCGAAGTTATAACACTATGTGGTGGGGAACTTCCTAGTGATTATGACATTTCTGATGCTGTTATAATTGATGGCGATATTCATTGTCGTAGTATCAGTTGTAATGGCATTGTTGTTTGTAAAGGTTCTTTTACTGTTATAGAGGAAGGGGGTGATTATGGGTCACTCTAACGGTAAAATCACTGCACCTGTCGGATTGGATAGTGATGTATATCCTACTCTAGGTATCGGTCCTACTAGTGATGGTTATGATTTGGGATATGCGTGTGCAAATACGCATGGGAAAATAAATAAATGGAGTAAATATAAACCTGTGAGGCAACCATACTTAGATTATCGTTCTGATTATTGGAAAGCTAATGATGGTTTATGTGGTCTAAGTGTAGTGGGATACATGTCGCCAGGAACGCTTAATAGCGGATTTCTAAAAGACCTTTTTAATGGCGTAGACTGGGGATATAATGCTCCTACTGGTGGAGATTCAGCACCTTATCGGATATTGGATTTCAACGGATATAATCATAATGCTATAGTTCCTTTTGGAGATGACGTTCCATCAGATGTATATTTGGACACATCTAATAATCTAGAAATACAACTTGAACAGACAACAAATGCTGATGATAACATTTTGCTATCCTATTTAAGCTATCAAGGAACTCCATTTTCTGAAATGTATGCAGGGGTAGGACTTTTACAAAATACTAGATACATTTTAGTAACATCTGAAAGTATGTTTACTGATTCAGTATCTATAAGGTTATTAAATATAGGTGGTTATGTAGGTAAATGGAAAGTATCTTTTTTCTTGTCATCTAATAAAATAGGAGTAGATGATGAATTAAAACAAGGAATATACATACCTATTCCAGTAACACCAAAAACAATGACTATTCATGCAGCTGGATCTCTATACGTAATAGAAGCATTCGGTACATGGAACTCTTCTAATAACCAAATTACATACAACTTCATTATAACAAATAATAGTGGGTCATCTGTTACTATACGTGGTATAGTTCTTGTGTTAATGAGGACAAGAACAGTTCTAGAAGCTGGAGAAAATGCTGGTTCATTACTTACAGGACTTACTGCACAGGTTCCGGCAAAAGGAACATATAGATCATCTATGTATTCCTTTAATATTAGTAGAGATTTTTCTTATGATTATTATATTGCAGCAAGAGCCACAGGGGTAAATACCACCTATAATATGGTTGAAGATTACGCTCCATAAATTTTATCAATCCCCAATAAAATAAGCCCGAAAGTTACACAAACTTTCGGGCTATTTTGTAACCTGAAAACAATATGAAACCGATACCTATGTATCCAAGATTGATTAGTATTTTTTGCCATTTAGACAATTCCTTTTCTACCTTTACTTCTACAATTTTCTCCACGGTTATTATCGAATCTTTCGTCACTATCGTTTCTTTTTCCAAGGATGGAATACTGTCTTGTAGAAAGTCTTTCTTGTTTTTCAAACTATGAAAAAGCCTGCCATCCGACATTATTTTAGCGTCTGATACGGCTAATGATGTTTCCAAGTGTGAACTATCTTCAAATGTTGTATGTTGTATGTGTTCTGTTGGAAGAGTTATTATTTTTGATTGCCATACTACTCTTTCCGTTACTGTCGTGTTGTGGTCTACTATGGTTGTATTTGTCGAAGATGGAAGTAGCTTGCGTGAACAAGAACACGACAGTA